CTTGAGAACCTCCAGAAGCCTGTGCAGGTTCACCCGGAGTGGTTGGTGCAGATCGGTTGCGACCCGGCACGGTTCGGCGACGACAGGACGGCGATATGCGTTCGCAAGGGCATGGCGGTTATTTATATGGAATCCCACCGTGGTTGGAGCCTGAACATGACCGCCGAGCGATTGAAGGAGTTGTGTCAGACCTATAGCCAAAACGGCCAGCAGGCAACACAGATACCGGTATTGATTGACGCAGCCGGTCTGGGTGCAGGGCTGGTGGACATGCGTGGCGGTGGTGCCACGCGGTACAATTTCGTCGAGGTGAACAGCAGTCTGAAGTCTAGGTGGGAGGGAGATTATAATAACCTCCGCAGTGAGTTGTGGTTCAACGCCAGTGAGCTGGCGGACTCCGAGCAAATCTCAATTGCTCCGCTACCAGATGACATCAAGCAGGGATTGATGCTAGAATTGCGCCAACCCATTTTCACGCTGGATAGCCTCCAGCGGAGGATGGTTGAGGCGAAAGCGATGACAAAACGCCGTTTAAAGGCATCGCCCGACCTTGCAGACGCATTCAACCTTTCGTGCCTTATCCGTTCGGACGGCGGGTTTACCGAGCAGATTACGGGACGTGTGTAGTGAGTGGTGAGTTCGCACAGCGAACGAACGGAGGCGAGCATGAACAGCAAGGTCGCAGTTGGCCCTAAGATTATCTCCGAGTCAATGAACCTTTACGGCGGTCTGCCCGGGTTCCCAACCAGTGGCGACGACCTGTTCGCCGAGGTCGGCCCGTACGGGTTCATGGATGGTGGGTACGGTACACAGTACCTCTCACGCCGTGATAATCGACTGTCCGGCGAGCTATTGCCACTCTACATCAACTGGTGGCAACTCAAGCAGCTGCGTGACCGTTCACGGTTCGTGTGCCGAAATAATGAGTTCGCTATCGCAGCCATTAACGCACATCGCAACTATGTGGTCGGTACAGGGTTCACCTATACGGCACAGGCACGACAGGACAACACAGACCCGAAGTTGATTCAGAAGGTGCAAGACCTCATTGACCTGTGCTGTGAACACAACCGCATGAGCGAGATCGAGTCCGAGGCCGTGCAGCGTTACCACGCTGACGGGGAGTTCTTCTGGAGACTGTTCCGTGGCGGGGACGGTTTACTGCGTGTCCGTTTCGTGGAGCCTGAACTGGTTCGCAGCCCCAACGACGACAACACGCCCGATAACTCGTTCGGTGTACTGTGCCGTGGTGAAGACCTGCACGACCGGTTGGCCTACTGGGTGGTAGAGAAACCGTGGGAGACCACGACACCGACCCGGGTGCCAGCAGAGCAGATCATCCATGTACGAGCTAATGTGGAGAGTAATTCAAAGCGGGGTCTGCCAACCGTCTACGCCGTGGAGAGTAATCTTCGTAGTGCGGAGGATGTGCTTCAGTCGATGATCGCCGTGGCAAAGGCCCGCAGCAAGATTGCGGTCATCCGCAAACTGAACGACTCACCTCCCGAGGCTGTGGAAGAATTCAACCGCAAGGCGACAGACTACACGGTGCAAGACCCGGCATCCGGGTACCGCACGAATATCAGCCACATGGGATACGGCACTATCCTCACCTCGTCCGGCAATGTCGAGTACGACTTCCCGGCCATGAACATCGGTGCGGCAGACCTTGTGGAGACATTGTCCGCAAACCTGCGTGCCATAGCTGCCCGGTTCGGTATCACCGAGACCATGATGTCCACCGACGCAAGCAACAATAATTACGCCAGCGCACTTGTGGCCGAGGCCCCTGCGGTGAAGACATTCGAACGCATGCAACGTCTCCTCGGGCAGGCCATTGGCGAAAGGCGCACACGACCAGAGAGGTCTATCTTGTGGATGCAGATCGCCCACGCCGTGGACATCGGTCTACTTCCCGGGGATGTGATGGATCGCATTACCATCCGGGCAAAGGGGCCGGGGCTCATCTCCCGTGACTACGACCGTGAGGCCAATACAGCGAAGACTTATCTTGATATGGGCGTGTGGTCACCGCAAACCGTGACCGTTGAGTCCGGCAAGAACTTCGAGGAAGAACAGCGAAACATCCAGAAGTTCAAGGAGGAAGCGGCTAGCCGAGAGCCACAGGCCGGTTCTCAGGACGGCGTGAGTACCGGGGTGAACGACGGTGGCACCGAACAGGTTCAGGACACCGCACTCAACGGTGCCCAGATCGGTAGTCTCGTGGATCTGGCCGTGCAGGCGAGTGCGGGTGCGTTGCCCGTGTCGTCGGCGAAGGCAATTGCCCGTGCGGCGTTTCCGTCCGTGCCGCAGACGCTACTCGAAACGATATTTGCGGAGATCAAACCGAATGGGCTATCAGCAACCTCCACCACGCCGGAAAGGGGTGCCACAGCCCCGAGTGAAAAGGCTCCACCAGCTCTCGGTTTGTGATGCGGAAATCCTCCAGTATGCCCCGATGATCACGGCTATGGCAAGGAGGTTCTACGGGATGTACCGCAATCGTGGATCTATCGAAGACTTAATTCAAACCGGCTGGGTCGGGTTGCTGGAAGGCTTGCGAAGGATAGATGCCGATAAGCTGGGTGAACGGATCCCGTGGGTCTACCTGCGTGCGTGGGTATGGGGCGAGATCAACCGCTCCATCAACCCGGAGACGAAACGGATAGAACCCGGACAACTACTCTCCATGCCCGGGAGGGAAAGCGACCAGCTGTCCGTCTCCGACTTCTGGATATATGTGAACGGGTTCCACCCGACCATCGCCGAGTTCGTTCGCATGCTCGTGAACGAGGGCGAAACACCCGAAACAGCGTGCAATCGGATGGGTATCGCACATGTGAAGCCGGGCCACATGGTTAAGATAGTGAAGGATTATCTCGTGGAGGTCTTCAATGGATGCGACGATAAAAAGCTCCCAGACAGCCGAGGCTAGCATGCCATCCCAGACTACCCGAACCGTCACAGAAGATAAGGCCGAGGGGTCGAACGTGATTCGTGGCGTGAAGGTGATTGGCACGGAGTCTTTGAACGGTCGTGTCTATCCCATCTCTGTTTTGGAGAGGTGTTACAAACTGTACGAAGGTGCGCTTGTGAACATCAACCACAAGCTGGGCGACGAGGGCCGCAGTTACAGCGACCGCATTGGTCGTGTGGTGAATGTGCGTTGCGAGGCGGATGGCGTGTACGGTGATCTGGTTTATAATCCCCATCACAAGGATGCTAAGAGCCTTGAGTGGTGGGCCGAGAACGACCAGAAGGCCGTTGGGCTGTCGCACATGGCACAGGTGAAATCAAAGTGGACACCGGAAGGAGTTGAGGAAGTGACGGACATCGCAAAGGTTGAGTCGGTTGACCTCGTTGCCAATCCGGCGACCACGAAGGGCTTAATGGAGAGTGTGGACAAGCCCAGTAAGGCCAGTAAGACCAGTAAGACCAATAGCGTCTCCGAGGCGGATTTCTTTGACGAGATTGCAAAACGACTGGAGAGCCGTATGGGCACAAAGACTCGCACTGAGGGATATAAAATCGGTGGCACCCAGATTGATGCCGCATGGGTGGAAGCTCTGGAGGAGAATCTCGGAACCCTACGGCGTGTGGCAGCGACACTTAAGAAACAAAATACGGTCTTCAAGGACACCGTTGAACCGAGGTTGTTCTCGCAATTAAACGACATTGCGTCAGGTATAACCTCCGCCTCGGAGAAGTTTGCTGCCGTATTGCGAGATGTCTGGGAGGGCAGTTACCGAAATAAAAAACTCAAGGGCGAAGAGAAAACCATGAAGGCTGAGGCAATGCCGAATCACAAGGTGAAGTTCATGAACACCTACGGCGGGTGGAGAACTGCGGTGAAGTCTGCGGGTGCCGTGAAGATTGACGGCGACAAGGACATTGCGACCGCCCTCGACAAAAACGGCCGAGGTGTCGGTGAGTGGGATGGTGAGAAGGGTGAGGTCTACATTTTCTCTGAGTCAATGGCAAAGGAGTCCGATATGGGTACAGAAGAACTATCTGCAATTCTCTCCGATAGCACGATGGATGATGCCGCAAAGATTGCGGCCATTCAGGAGCTTATCTCCCTCGCTTCCAGTGGGGACGAGGAGGGTGGCGAGCTGCCTCTGGGTGAAGCCGAGGACACTCCGAAGGACGAGGATGACAAGAAAGAAGAACCCGTGACCGAGTCCGTTCGGCTCCGCAAGAACCCGGCAATGCGCAGGCTAATCGAGGAGGTGGAGACTTATCGCCTTCGAGACAAACGTGAGCAACTGGTTCGTGAGGCACGGAAAGCTTGCGATGTCCTCCCGACCTACGCCGTGACCGAATCGTTCGTCGGCGTGCTTGCCGACAGCGAAAAGAAGAATTGGAAAACTCTCATCGAGGATCGTCGTCGTGTGATCTTCCGTGGAGAGAATCCCATCAGTGCGGTTGCCACGGGTGGCGAACTTACCGTTGATTCCCTTGTGAAGGCCCTTCGTTCCTAATCCAACTGGAGGTTAATATGGCTATTGTTCAGTATCTTTACGGCGACACCAATCCGGTAATAACCGGGTTCAACGGACTGGCCAACGCCATTGAGGTGGGTGACTTGATCGCCCAGCTTGACAGCTCCGGGGCAGGCGCAATACCGCCCATTCAGCCAGCGTCCGCCTTCCAGTGGACGACCGACATCGCCACAACGCAGACGAACTTTGTCGCAAGTTTCCTCGGCGTGTCCGGCCAGCAGCGAACAGCCAATGCCAACCGCATTTTCGGTAACTCAACCGACTACGCAATTCGTGTGAACACGACTGGCGTGTACGAGTTCGATTACGACAATGCGGCACCAGTATCGCCGGGAACCTTTGTCGGCCCAGCAAAGGCTTCTGGTAACGCCCTACAGAATCAGCTCCTCACAAAGGTGCCTACCGCAGTGCGGGCCATTGGCGTCGTGGTGGAGAACCCGGTCACCCCAACCAGAATCAAGGTTCGACTGCTCTCCACAGTTACGCCTTATTCGAAGTAACCAAACAAGACAAGCTTCAAGGAGATCACACACATGGCTATTGAGCATAAGCTGAAGAGGGTTTGCGAGTCGAGCGGCGTGGCGACTACCGTCAACACGCTGAAGGATGCCATCGCTGAACGGAAGATCAGCGTGGGAGACTTCTCCATCCGCCGTATGGCGGAGGCGTTCATCGGTGAGGGTTGGAGCGATGTCCTCCAACGCAACGTGACTAATCGGGTCGCAGAGGCCTCGGATGGCGTGTCTGCCTCGCTGTTCACGGCGATTACTGGTCAACTACTCGTGAACGAGATTCGTGAGAAGTACGAACTGGCATCCCTTCTGGGAGACCAGTTGGCCACTAATATCCCCGTGACCAACGGTAACCTCGGTACCCAGAAGGTGCCGTACCTGTCCGATGTGCGTGATCTCGGCGAGAAGCTGGAGGAAGCGGAGCCTTATCCGCAGACCAGTTTCGCCGGTCAGTTCATCAACTACCCGGGCATCGAGAAGCATGGTCGCATTTGCTCCGTGACCATGGAGGCTATTTTCAGCGACCTTACCTCGCAGATTCTGGATTCCGCCCGTTCGGTTGGCACCATGCTGGCCGTGACAAAGGAGTACAAAATCCTTCAGGTCGTTCTCGGTATCACCAACAACCACAACTGGAACGGCAACAGCCTGAATACTTACCTCACGACCGGTTCGTGGATAAACAAGTTAACAGGCTATAGTCTCTCCGATTGGACTTCAGTGAACACGCTTGAGCAACTCTTCGTGAACATGACGGATCCGGTCTCCGGTTATCCGATTATGGTCGAACCGAAGCAAATGCTTGTCATGCCCGCCTTGAAGTACACCGCAAGGAACATTCTCAACGCCACCGAAGTGCGCCAGACCGCACCCGGTTACGCCACTTCCGGTGACCCGAAGCAAACCGTTTCGGCCAACCCACTGGATCAGAACTACCAGATTCTGACCAGCCCCCACGCCCTGAAAGCCCTTGTGGACTCCGGTGTCACCGCCGTAAACGCCAACAGGCGGGTCTATCTGGGCGACTTTAAAAAGGCGTTCGTCTGGAGGGAAGCAAAGCCCCTCACCATCGTGGAAGCCCCAGCAGGCAACCCTCTGGAGTTCAATCAGGACATCGCTATGGCTATTAAGGCCAGCTGGATGGGCGTTGCTGGTGTTCGTGATCCCCGCTATGTAGTCCTCGGTTCGGAGTAATTACAATGGCGAAGAAACCCGAGCAGCACGAGGCGGTTATCAAGCCCTCTGAAGAACCAATCAAGAAGTGGACGGTTGAGCTACCGTATTGTCCATCCGTAACGATTGAGGCTTCCACGCAAGAAGAAGCTATCAAAGCGTACAATACGCTGATGGGTATCACGGCAACCGAAAACGCTTACAAGGTGAACTGATGTCCACTATCTCCGAACAGGTTACCGCCATCTCCGTGATGCGTGGCAACCTGCTTCAAGCTCTGAGTACCGACGCATTGAACCCTCAGCCGAGCTATTCGGTTGGGGGTCAGTCGGTCAGTCGCACGGAGTGGCGTGAGTCGTTGTTACGCCAGATTGGCGACCTGAATAAGATGGCGGGCATCCTCCAACCGGCAGAGGTGAGGTCGCAGATTTACTAACATGCCGACCATTGATGTATCCGACGACTATCTGGTATTTGACAATCTCCAAACCGTCGAGGTGACTAATCCAGACGGTGCGTGGAGGCGGGTCGAGAATTGTCTAATGCAGGGCGTTGATAACATCCTTACAGACCTCGGGGACGGTTCGCTAGGCTACCGCACCTTCACGACATGGCACATGTGGCGTAAGCCGCTTTTTGTTAGTGTGGGTTTGAAGTGGTCTGCTGACGGGAGATTACTGTGGCGAAGCGGCGGTGGGCTGAGTGTGTTGACTAACACGTTCGTGCCGCAGCTGAACTGTAAGATCGTGGACAGTCGTGGCGTTGTGTGGTGGGCTTCGGCCGTGAACCTTGATGTCTGGGGCAACAAGTACCAGATCGAGGCCGAGGCGGAGTCTGGTACGGTTCAGCAGGAGATAGTACTGCCGTGAGTAGTTCTTACTACTACGACATTCTGGATGCCCTGAAATCACGCCTCGTGGCGGCGGTTACTGGAGAGAGCCCGTCCGTGAGTGTGGCACTACGAAAGCGTCCCGTGCAGCTACCAAATGACCCGTTCCCGATGCTGGTCATCGCACCTACCGAAGACGGAGAAATAATCGGCGACGAGGACTTTACCCGTGGCGTGACCTATGTGTACCCGGTAATCGTGTCCATGTTTTCCCGTGGAGACCGTGACCAGAGTCTTGACCCGGGCAGTTACCTCGGGTTGCGCCAGAAGGTGCGAAACGCCATCTATCAACCTTTGCTCACTGGTGTGGACACTGTGTTCGATGTGCAACTGGTTCCGGGCGGTGCGTTCATTCAGACCGAACTACGCCAGAATGTGGATGTGACGAACATGCGTGCGAACTTCTTAAGCAGAGAAATAAGGGAGAGTTAACATGCCGTTTTCTCATAATGTGTCGATCAACTTCAGCGACTCCGGTGCGCCGGGTGCGGCCAGCCAGATTGTCGCGACTGGGGACGGGCAGGTGAACATCTCGGTCGCGTACCCGGACAACGCCAGCAACTTTCTTGCTACATTGCAGGTGAAGCATCAGAAGATTAAAAATGTCGTTATGTGGTCTACAACGGACTGCACCGTGACCCCGAGGATGGGGGCCACGCCAAGCGACACCATTATCCTCGCCGCCAACCAGATGATTATGAGCGGGGAGACAATGCCAAACGGCACCGAGCTTTTTATCGCTGACTGCGATCAGGTCGCCATTACAGCCCTGAATGGCGGTACGCTACACATCCATGTTCTGGAAGATGTCTGATCCCTTTCAAGGAGATTGAACCATGCCCTACTACGCTGGCAAACTGGCGAGCTTCAGCTTCGCC